ATGACATCGCACCTCACACTCGTCCCCGATCGTGACCCCCATCTCGATGAGTGGGAAACCTGGCAGTACGCCCGATCTCTGTCGGATCGAACAGTCACGGACAGATCAGCAACCGTCGTCCGGATCAGTAGAGAAGTCGGCACCAACGCCCTGGATCTCAACTCCCAGCAGATCGCCAAATGGCTGGCACGTCCCGGTTGGTCCGCGTCGACGAGAGCCACCTACCACGCTCATCTGAAATCCTGGTTCGTCTGGCTCATGTTGATGGAGTACCGCGAAAGCAATCCCATGACCAAGGTCGGCGCCCCGCGTCGCCCGCGCGGCGAGCCGAAGCCCGTCGCCAACGAACACATGCCTGTGCTCGTCCGGACCCGGATGCACCGCAAGACCCGCGTCATGGTCCACCTCGCCGCACTCGCAGGGCTCCGTGTCCACGAGATCGCCCGCGTCAGGGGCGAGGATGTCGACATCATCGCGAAGACGATCACCGTCGTCGGCAAGGGTGAGGTGACCGCGGTCCTCCCCCTGCACCCCGACCTCGTCGAACTCGCGAAGACGATGCCGCGCCGCGGATGGTGGTTCCCCTCACGAGGCGGTCGGCTGCCACACATGGCCCCGAAGTCCGTGACCAACACCCTGTGCGGATTGATGATCCGAGCGGAGATCCCCGGATCCGGCCATCGCCTCCGACACTGGTTCGCCACCATGCTCGTCCGCGCCGGGGTCGATCTCCGCACAGTCCAGGAACTCATGCGCCACGCCTCGCTGCAAACCACGCAGATCTACACCCTCGTTGCCGATCTGCAGAAGGTCACCGCCGTCGAGCTGCTCCGCTTCCCGTCCTCTGAGGTCGACGGGTCAACACCCACGATTGCAGCCATCGCCTCGTAACCTCACCGCCGGTCTGGTTTGATCCATGCATGCACAAGTGGACCCTGGCTGTCGTCACCGCATGCTCACTGTTCGTCGCCGGTTGCGCAAACACCGTCGAAGGCAATGCCACACCGAGTGCTAATGATGGCCCAACCACAGGTGTCGCTGAGGACATCACGATCTATCAGAACTCCGGAACCGTCGCGGAGTACTGCAGTTTCCTATTGACCTTCCTCGAAAGCGCCGCCGTGTTCGACCCCGACGCGGATCCTTCCGACGTTCTGCAAGCGTTCTTCGAGGAGTCCCGACGGTCAGGCGAATGGAGCAAGACCCCCCTCGACGAGCGCCATCGAATCGAAGAGGCATTCGCGCGCGCTGAGTCTGGTCGCTGCTAGCCAGTTCTGAAACGACTAATCACCCCCAACCCTTCGGAGATCCCGAAGAGTTGGGGGCCATTGTCGTGCGAGTCATTCGACCCAGTATTTGAATCCGACTCGACGTGTGACGCCGAATGATTGGCCGGCCCACATGTACAGATCGACAACCTCGCCGCCGGCAACGTCGATGGTTATCTCACCGCTGCGCTGATACTCCGTGTACGCGTTCGGGATATTGATGACCGCGGTGGTGCCTCGCTGCACACCACCGACGTACGCCGCAATGTTCACGTTGCCCGACCACGTCCAGTAGACCGGCCCAGCGAACTTGAACTTGGCACCCGTTTTGCTGCCACGCATTTGCACACCATTGCTCACAATCACACTGCCCGGGTACGTGGCCGTATCGGCGACCCACCCTGTGGTCTTGGCCGGTGTCGTGCTGCCAGTTTGGGTCTCGGCGGTGATCGTTGCGCCTGACGGCGTGAATGCCGTGATCAGCCCTGACGTCTGTACGTCGACGATCGTCTCGGCGGTCACCACACCGGCGGGTGCAACGGTGGCCGAGGTGGTGACGTCGACGGTGGTGTTCGCGGTGAACGAGGTCACCGGGATCGAGATCACTTCGACTTCGACGTCGACAGTGGTGTTCGCGCTGACGATCGCCCGCGGAGTACCGAGCAGTGCCTCCGTCACCACGTCGACTGTCGTCTCGGCAGTAACTGCTGTCGAGACGATCGCCGCGGCCGATGTCTCGACGTCGACGATCGTCTCGGCAGTGACCGAGTCGAAGATCTGGATGACCGACGTCGCGACGTCCACGGTTGTCCCCGCCTCGACCGTCACCGATGCGAGTACTTCAACGCCGGTCGCGACATCGATCACCGTCTCGACGACGTACCACGGCACCGTCAGAGTTTCGACGGACGTCTCGACGTCGACGACCGTCACGGCCGTGATGATGACAATCGGGATCGGCGCCGGCGGGAACGTGATCGCTCCGGAGTCCGGCCCTGGCATCGAGACCGTCGCCGAATCCGAGACGGGGAAACTGGAAAGCCCCGTGTCCGGGGCCGGCAGCTGCACGACCGCCCCGCTTAGGTGGGAACGGTGAACGGGACGGTGATCTTGTACGTCACCTTCGCTTCACCCTGGGGGCTGATGACGATGTCGGGGTTGTCGATGGTCTCGATGAACGTCGTGCCGTTCCACCTCGTCATGTGGGTGAAGGTGTTGGCCGGGACGAGGAACGTCATCTGCCCGGTCGAGGTGATTCCACCTGCGGCCGGCGCGAAGGTGGCGTCCTGCCTGGTGTATCCGGCGCCACTGGCTTCGTTGGAAGTTCCTGCTGCGCCGGGGTTTCCGGTGTGCAGGGCGAAACGTGTGCCGAGATTGGCGATCGAAGTGGCTACGGCGTTCGCTGTTGCTGCGGGGCATGTCATTGCCATGATCGTGCACGTCCTTATCTGTTGGGCCAACGCTCGCCGTGACCGGCGATCCACGGGTAGGGGTCCGGCTTCGCCGGGTCAGCGGTCGGGTACTTGATCCAGATCGTGTATTCGGTGTTGTGCGGAATCAGCGCCACCTTGTCCGGTTGCACTTTCCACGAGACTTTCGCTCCACTGATCTCGCCGTTCCAGCGTTCTCCGTTGTCCCACAGGAAGTATGCTTCCGAGCCTGGTCGGATCGGTCCGTCCTTGTTGGTGCGTTCGAAGGTGAAGACGCCGCCGGTGTTGAGGTTGATGATGTGGAAGTGCGGGGTCCATCCGATGCGAGTTGCCACTTAGGTCACCTCCTGCTCAGGGGTTGAATCCTCTGGGGGCACCACGATTTCGTAGCCACCGGCGGTTTGCAGTGCCCACCAGGAGGCCTCGTCGATGGTGACCTCGTGTTGAAGTGCGTACGATCCGGGCATCTCCACGTTCAGCGCCGGCGCATCGGATGTGCGGAGCGGGACGACCTTCACGCACGGCCCGGTTGATCCGTACCCCGGTTGCATCCAGATCACGACCCGCGAGTGCGTGAGTGTGACCCATTGGCCACCGATGTTCTCCCTGCGGTGCTCGGCCAAGGGTGGATCGAGTTCGTACATCTGGGCGGGGCCAGGGCATCCGCCCCAGTCAGCGTCGATCAAGGTTGCTGTTGCCATCACTCTTCCTCGTCGTAGAGATACTCGATTACGGTGACGCACCCGTCGGCGCCCTTGCCCCCGTTGAAGTTCGGGGCCTGACCGCCGCCGCCACCGCCGGAGGGATATCCGCCGGCGTTCCCGGTACTGCCTCCGCCACCGGACTGCAGGGTCTGCCAAAACGTGGGATTGCTTGTACCGCCCGGAACGAGAGCGGACTTTCCTCCGCTGAATCCGCCCCCGCCAGCACCCCCGCCACCGCCCGCAAGCGGCCCGTATCGAGGGTTGACGGCATTGCCGCCGACAGATCCGGCTTGAGCGCCGTCCCCGCCGGGGATCGGTGATTGGCCGCCTTTGCCGCGCGTGGTCGTTGTCGCGCCTTTGCCGCCTTCGGTTTCGAGGATGTCCCCAAAGGCGGATCGGCCACCGTCGCTGCCGTTTCGGTTCGAGGAGTTGCCTCCGACGCCACCTGTACCGACGATGACCTCGACGGTGCCCGGGAGATCCATCGCGGCGATTCTGCGCTTCGGCGACTTCACTGCTGCGCCTCCGCCTCCGCCGTGTCCGTTGCCGTTTCCTGCTGGCCAGCTACCGCCTGCGCCACCGCCGCGGACGACCAGGTCGATGGCGTACAGCTTCGGATCCTTCACCCATGTTCCTGAAGTGGTGAACACTCGCACTCTGTTGCGGGGCATCAGAATTTCCGTTCGAGAATGTAGAGCCTGCCGAAGCCGCCGTTTCCACCATTTCCGTTCGACCCGGCGCTACCTCCGCCATATCCACCGCCGCCTCCGCCGCCCGGGCTGGCACCCGCGCCGCCAGTGACAACGCCGTCGGGAATGCCGGCGCCGCCACCACCGCCACCCGTGGCGATGATGTCTGCGGGCGCCGTTCCCGCTTGGCCCGCCTGGCCACCTGGTGACGCACCACCTGTGCCGCCGCGGCCGTAAGGGGCACCGCCGCCGCCTCCTCCACCGCCGCGCAGCTCCCCGGGGTAGTTGGACCATCCACCGTTGGGCACTGTCGGCTCGAATCCGCCCTGGCCACCTGCACCTCCGGCAATGAGCCCTGACCCTCCGATCGCCAGAGCGTGGGAGTTTCCGTCAGCTCCGCGACCGCCCTGGCCGCCACCGGCGAGCAGGTAGTTGCCGAACATGACATTTCCGCCGCCGTATCCGGAGGCCTCTGACGAGGATCCTCCGATACCTTGCTGGTAGATCGTGATCGGAACCGATGCCGGTAGAAGGTGAGCGGGAATCGTTGCCGTCACTTCACCTCCACCTGCACCCCCTGATGCACCGCCTCGACGGCTCGGGATGAGGTCCCATTTTCCGGCGCCGCCTCCACCGCCCGCGCCGATGAGGATCAGGTCGATGGACACGATGCCCTCTGAAGGGTAATACGTTCCGGGAGTGGTGAATACGATCGCTTCACCCTGGAGAATGAGCTGTCGATACGAGTCCTTCAGCTCCTTGATCTCGGTGGTGTGATCGTTGATGATCGGCATGTCTCGGATGTAGGAGTTGTTCACCGTCCCTGTGATCGCGGAGAGGATGTTGCCGAATCCGCCGAGGATGGTCCCGAACAACGATCCCGAACCGGACCCCCACCCACTGGCTTTGAGTTCGTCCGACTTCTGTTTCACCACAGCGTCTTGCGTGCGCTGAGCCATCACACGTGTCGAGCCGTCGTTGCCGGTGATCGAGTTCGGCGGCCGACTGATCCCGGACGGCCCACCTGGTGAGGTCATGACATTTCACCTCCGGAGCGTTGCAACAGATTCCGCAGTCGAGCCATCTCTTCCATGTGCCCACGCACTTCACGCTCGTGCGCAGACTTCATCTCCTCGATCCGACGGTCGTACTCGACGCGTATGTCTGCGATCCGTCGGTCGTACTCGAGTCGCAGCGCCGTCATGTCCTCGTTGTGCCGGCGACGTTGCGCACGCATCTGTGCACCGATATCGCGGATGTCGGCTTTGAGTTCGCGCACCACGACGTCATCGAGAGCGGCCTCGGCAACCCGTCGCGCACGTTCGCGTTCGATCGATCGTTCCTGTCTGCTGGTGATCCACCGACCGAGAGGACCGAGAAACTCCTGCAACTTCCTCGACACTGCGACCGCGTACGTGACGACAAGTAGGGCGATCGCGGCGTACAGCACCCACGGACTGTTGACCACCTCATCGGGAGGCTGGGGCATCGGACCACCTCCACATTCGGTTCGACTTCGTGATCGCGTACGCCAACGCGAAGTGTGTTGCCCCTACACACATCAGCGTCAGACCTGTGCGGAAGCCCTCCCACCACAGCCGATCCATCACCGCCAGAAACAAACTGCCGCCGAGTCCGGTGAGCAATGCGCCGAGAATCACCTCCCCGACGATCGACACGGTGGGAATCGTGACGAGCTGCCCTGCCACCACGCACAGCGCGCCCACCACAATTGCGATACCCCACCACTGAATCGGTGCGGCCTGCTCGACCGTCGCCAATGTCAGCGTGCTGGTACCGGGCGGATACGAGTAGTCCAGACCGCGCCCGAGCGCGTCGACGAGAAAGATGATCTGAATCCACGGCAACGCGAGATGGCCAGCGAGCAGTCGCCACCGGCCACCCGCCGGCGCGATCATGCGTCCGAGCGGTGTCGGCCGACGTACTCTTCGATCTCGACGACCTGTTTCTCCGTGACGCCGTTCGGGGTGAGCTTCACACCCGCCACGGTGAGGGCGCTCACGAGAAGCAGGACGCCGCTGGTCACTTCCGCCGGCAGATGCACACCGGCCGAGACCAGCAGCCACACCACGCCGACGAGGAATCCCACCGCCGAGGTGACCGTGTTCGCGTACCGCTTGAACCACGGCTGCGCGGCGAGTTGCTCACGCAACAGGTTTCCGAGGAGATCGATACCGGGGTTCGTCATCACTGTTCCGCCTGTCGTGCGATTGCTGCATTGGCCCAGAACATGGCTTGTTCCAGGTTGGTCAGTGCGAGGGACTTCTCGCGGCCGGGCGGGACCTTCACGTCCAGGTCATGGGCAAGGGCTTTGCACGCTTCCCGAATGCTGCCGTGCTCGCCGCGCTTCTCCGCCGTGGTGGCGGGATGGAAGTCGAAGCGGTTGTCGATGTCCGCACTGGAGCGGGAATCGTTGTAGCTCATCGGTTGTCTCCTGTGATCTCGATTGCCCCTGACGGATGCCAGAGGAGGGAACCGTGCTCGAAGTCCTGACGGCGACCGCCGTTGAAGTCGTATTCGTCGGAGGTCGGCCAGCCGAGCTTCGTGGGCTTGCCGTCGACACCGCGGACGCCACCTTCTTCGATCCAGCGTCGGCCGATGACGCCGTGGCAGACGAACCCTGGTGTGCCGTAACGGCGCGCGATGGTGCCGCCCTGGAAGGACTGCAGGTCGCCCTCGCCGTCGTAGACGACGTGAAAGCGTTGGGGGTAGCCGAGGAACTCGATCTCCCAGCCACGCGCGGCCCACACTTCGTAGACCAGCTTCGGAATCGGCACGGCGCCGGTGTCGGGGTGCCAGTAGATCGAACCGTTCTCGAAGTCCGCGTAGCGTCCGACGCCGTCCTTGCACGGCTTCTCGCCGTCGTGCAGGCGCTTGCCGAGCCAGTCGGAGAAGAACCGGACACGATCGATCTGGTTCTCGATGACGGGTACGTCGGGCTTGACGCCGTTGAGTTCGGCGATGACGTTGGCGACGTCGGCGCGGAACTTGCCCATGTCCATTCCACCCGGATCCCACTTGCCTTGGACCTTCGCCCACTCCTTGTGCCCAATCGTGTGGGACGACGGCTGCTCGATCTTCCGGAGAATCGCAGCGTTGATGCGTGCGTAGGCCCAATACTGTTCGGACGACCAGCCTTCGGTGCCGCTGTTCTCGGCCTCGATACCGATGGTGACCTGATTTGCAGCGTTCTGGGTGATGCCCGGCCAGGAACCCATCCCGGCGTGATTGGCGATGCCGACGCCGCAGATGGTGGCCACGCCCTTGCGGGATAGGTGAATCTGCGAGGCGAGTCCGAGTGTCGGATGATTCGCGATCGCGCCGGGGCCGGGGTTGCTCCCGACTGGTGCGCCGGTGTGATGGTCGATGATTCCCCAAATTCGGTAGAAGTCACCTTCCCCTCGATCGAGTGCGCCCGGATAGAGCGAAACACTCACTCCCGCATCTCGAATGACTTGCTCGAGAAAGATCGGGTCGCCTGTCCATGTCATGATTCCTCCGTCTCGCCGCCGGTAGCGGTGTCGTCCGTGTCTTGGTTGAGTACGTCGAGCAGGGACTGCATGTTCGAGAGCGACTCGGTGAGTTTGCTTTTCGCATCCTCGCGAGCCGCTGCTTTCTCCTCCGGAGTCATCGAGTTGATCCTCGCCGCGTACTCAGGCATCGATGCGAGGACCTGATCCTTGAGTTCTTCGAACTCACGTTGGGTTGCTTCGGCGTTCTCCACGCGTCGCTGCGAGGCCTTCTCGATCGAGAGCCACTCACCCGGCGGTCCGTACATGCTGATCCCGCCTGGGGGCGGGACGAACTCGATGGTCTGCAGTTCCGGATGATGGCGGATCCCTGCGTCGTATTGCTGCTTCGACCACTTGCGCAGCGCACTCACCATCGCCACGAGATATACGCCGGACTCGACCTTCATCGGCAGTTTCGTGTACGACCACAGCAGGTGTTCTTCCGGGTCGTCGGGGTTGCATTCGTGTTGCAGCGGTATACCGCTCACGGTTTCTCCTCACATCATCTAGACGAGATTGACGCCGATGTTCTGCAGCGTCGCCATCGCTTTGGACAGCAACCGGGACGAGCGTTCGGCCTGACTCATCAGGGCCGTGCCCGTGCCGGCGGTGATCTCGTAGTCGTGCGGCATGTCCTGCTCGTAGTCCCAGGCGAGATTCATTTCCTCGATCTGGTTGACGAACAACGGATCCGTCGTGATCGAGTCGGTCATCCCTTCGACGGTATGGCCGACCCGATCTCCGGTCTGCATGTGCAAACCGGGGTAGTACGGGGCGCCGGCGGACATGCGCATCTTCGACGAGGATTCGTCTGCGGTGGCGAGCATTCCGGTCCGGATGGCTATCACCGCTGAAATCGTCCAGGCGTTGTTCGCCCCGGACTGGTACATCTCCATCAGGTGAACCCAACCGAGGTTGGTTGCGCGGGCGGTGGACTTGAAGTTGTTCCACGCCAACACCGTTCCGCGCAGGAGCGGCATGATCACCGTCGCCGCCATATCGCCGGCAGACGAGAAGCCGCCGAGGAAGAAGTACCCGATCATGTTGCCGGCCGCTTGGATCGCCAACTCGATCGCGCTGTCGGCGAACTCGTTCTGACCGCCGACCACGATCTGCACCGGGCCGGCTGGAGCCCACGAGAGATCCGAGGATTCGATGTTCGACCACTCGCTGTCCCGAAGGACTATCCAGGGATGACTAGGAACCACCCCGAACCACTTTTTGAGGTAGTACTCGGGAGGGGTCAGAGTCTGATCGTCGGAGACGAATACGTCGACGGTCTCGACGAACCCGGACACGAACTGCGCGACGGTGCGCTTGAATCCGTCGAGGGCATTGCCGGTGGTTCCGGTGCCGATGTCCTCGTAGTAGCCGGAACGGTCGTGGAGCGAAAGCACGAGTACTCCGTTGCGCGGATTGTCCACGCCCGGAACGCCGGATACCTCACCGTCGACGGTGAAGATCCGCCGGTACCGAAGGACCACCTGAGCATCGTCGATCGCGTCTTCGATGACTTTGTCGATCGGGTCCATCCGTGCCGCAAGCAGGGTCCACAGTGACGGATCGTTAGCGAACGTCGGTGAGGCGATGAGCACCTGCCAGGTATTCATGTTGTGCGCGTCAGTCCATTGGCTGAGGTCGAACGGATCATCCGGCAGGTTCCACCAGTTGCCTTGGAATCTCATCAGGTTCAGCCAGATCGTCATCGACGCGGCCCAGATCGTCGGTCCGAGGAGGGTGAACACCCGCGGGAACTGGAAGAGCCCGAGCGGGAGAGCGGGGTTCGGCGGCGCGAGTAGGTACGACAGGAACTGCAAATCGTCGACGAACGTCGCTTCCAGGAAACGGATTCCGTTCTCCTTGCGGAACCGCCAGTGCTTGAGCAACCCCGACCACCGGATCCGGCCGCCCATGTGGTCGACCGAGACGACGACGTTCTTCTTCGCTTCCGGGTTGTTCGGGATGGTCATCAGCCACCGCGCGAGATAGTGATCGCCGCGCAGCTTCAACACTCCGGTGCCGGCGCGGTTCTTCTTGAACGGGAACTTCCCCGAACTCGAGTCCGCGGCGATCCCGCGCTGGATCAATCCCTGCGCGGGGTCGGTGGGATTGGTCCACAGGCGCACCAGTGGCGGAGTGCGTGCCATCGCGCGGTGAGCCTCGCGGATCAGCTGCCCGGTGTCCCAGGTCTGCTCGCACAACTCGTCGAACTCGGCGTCGCTGAGCATCGTGGTCATCGCTTCACCCCCGAGGGCCGAGAGAAGTTACGAGGCATACGGACCTGCACACCGGAGACACCAGCCACGCCGCCGGTCACCGAGACCGGCAGCATGATCGGGTTGTCCTCGCTACCGGTGTGTGCGGGAACCGGGAAGAGGAACCCCTTGCCTGCCTGACGGGGCCACACCGGGGTTTCCTCTGTCGAGATCAACTGCTCCTCGCTTTGGGAGGTATCGATCGTGAGGTTGCCGTCCGTGGCCACCAATGGCTGTAGCGGCACCACCCGTGATGCGGCGATGTCCCCGAGGAACGAAAAGTCCGGCAACGTGTACGTCCCCGGGTAGGTGCACACCCATTTGAGCCAGATCGGGACGTCGCACGGATTCCACACCGGGACGTATCCGCTGCCGGATGTGCCGGCCATCAACCGCCACCGACGGAGGATCTCCGGCATCGTCCAGTACGCGAACTCCGCCGCCAACGAGACCGTCAACATCGACTGACCCCAGATGTGCGGGTCCTTGTTTCCGATCGAGGACTGCGTCGGCTCGGACAACAGCCGCACCATCAGGGTGCGGCTGCCGTCCGCAGTGGTGCGAACCCACTTGCTCTGGCGGTCGTAGTCGAACGCCATCCGAAACCGCGAGTCCCGGTCGTGCCATTCGAGCGGGTCGTCGCCCTCGATATTGAACGCCGCCACCGGATCGCGGCGCTGCACCTTCGAACCCTGATAGCGCTCCCCCTGCGCCGACTTGATCCACATCGTCGTGCGCGGGGCGTCGACCATCTTCGTCGGCCCCGGCGCCAAGGTCACGCCCTGCTCACCGGTGGTGACATTCCAATAGCTGCCGTCGGCGCCGTGGATCTCGTCGGTCTGGAATTCGGACATTTACACTCCCCACCGTGATAGTTCGGCGAAACCGTCGATCGCGGCGCGTCTTTCGCGTTCAGCGAAGTACGCGGCGAGATCGGCGGTGATGATGTCGCCGGTGTGATTGGTGGACCGGTCGATGCTCTGACCGCCCAAACCGGCACCGGACGCGACGACCGGACGCGAGGGCACCACGCCGGCAGACCACCGGGCACTGTCGGAGATCGCATCCATGACGGGCTGCCCGGAGTTGATCGCTTCGAGCAGAGGCAGATTCGCCCGAGTCGACATCGCGTTGACGATGAACTCCTCGTCCGAGATCGCGATCAGATTCGCATCATCACGCGGACCACCTCGTCCCCGGTACTGGCCACCGTCCTTGTACCCGTTGACCTTCGGCCAGATATTCGACGCGCCGCCGTACTCGTCATCGACATAGTTGAATGCCGCTGCGATGTTCGGTGCCGGGTCGGCCTGACCGCCCGGATACCGGGCATCCATGTACGCGTCGAACGTCGGCTTGATCACCTGAATCAAACCGATGGACGGTGTCCCGTTCTGCGCGTTGATGTCCCAGTTGTTGATCGCATTCGGATCGCCGCCCGATTCGATCTGAATCTGCTGAACCGTGATCCCGGCCAACGAGGGAGAGCGCCCCGTCCCGAGCAGAACAGCCTCGACGGTCGAGCGCCACTGCTCCGCGCCACCGGCCGGGTCGTACACGTGACCCAGCCCGGCGTCCGCCGACGTACCACCGGCACCGGCACCCCAATCCGAGTTGACCATCCAATCCGCGCCGTCGACGTTGACCTGCGGCGCCGTGTAGACACCCGGCCCACTGCCCGCGTACTGCCCCTGATCCTTCGGCTTCGTCGCCTCCAACGTGTCGTTGTACGCCTTGTTGTAGACGTTCGACTCCGACAGGATCGAATTCTCCAACCCAAAGATCCCGAGCAACCAATTCGCGCCCAGCTCACCAGCTTTACGCCCGTACGCCTGAACACTGATCTTCTCGAGATCAGCATCCGAGGGACCGTCACCGTACGAGTCGGCACGATCCCACGCGTCGCCGTAGTTGGCGCCGAGCATCCCCGCGCCGTACGCATCACCAGGATTGCCGGCGCTGTACGGCGACGCTCCCGAATAGTTCGGGCTGGCATTGATCACCTGATTCGACTCACCGCCACCGGAGACGCCCGCACCGCTACCACCGGGCGCGCCGACCGGAGCCGAGACCGCCCAGTGCACGTGATTGCGATGCCCGGCCATCGTTCCCGCGCCGTATAACCCGACGCCGTCACCGACGTACTCGGAGTTCTTGATGTTGCGATCGAACGGCGAGTGGATCAGCTCGAGCGTCTGCCCGAGGTAGTTGTCGGCAATGAACTGCGCCAAGCCCTGCATCTCGGGACTGCCCTCGTCGCCTCCGTTGGAGAAGTCGGCCGCATGACCGGAACCGTGATGGCCTGGGTCCCCGGAACGCATGCCGGAGAACGCGCGCCCGTTCTGCAGCAGCGACGGGAACTTAGCCCCGACAACGGCTTCCATCGAGCCGATGATGCTGCCCGAGGACGCCGACGCCGGAACTGGTGTACCGGCCGGTGATGCTGCGCCACGTGAGGCACCCGAGGTCGTGGTCGGAGCCGCCGCCGACGCAGCCGTCTCCGCCGCTGTCGGGGCCTTCTGCGCCTGCACGATCGGCGTCGGAGCTGCCGCGCCGCCAGGCTTCTTCCGGCCGGTGGTGCCTCCGTCCTTGAACGCCGGCAACTCGTCGTTGTTGATCGCCTCGATCAGATCGAAGTGCTTCGCCGTCGAGACCGCGTTGACGATGTACTCCTCGTCCGAGATCGCCACGACATTCGCATCGTCCCGAGGGCCACCGTAACCACGGAAGAGCCCGCCGTCAGCGCGCCGCTGAATCCGCATACGCTCCGGAGACTTCGCGCCATCGGCAGATTCAGCAACTGCGTTGCCGGGTAGCACGGTTCCGTTTGCCCACTGCACCATTGCCGCGCCGAGGTCATTCGCCCCGCCGAAGTCGTACGTCTTCTTCAGAGGTCCGATCCCGAAGGAAATCGTCGACGGAACCTGTTGCAGCAGGCCACCAATGGCGCGAACCGCGCCGCGTATGACATTGATAATCCCATCCCAAACGCCTGAGACTGTCGTCGCCATCGTCGAGAAGAATCCGCCGACCGCACCGACCGGCCCTTCCAGCCCGTTGAGCGCACCTGTGATCAGCGGAACCGCATACGTCGCGATCTCCGCGAAGATCCCGACGACATTGGTGAAGATCGGCAGAATGGTCGACGCCGCACCCACCACGATCGGAATGACCTCGATCGCCAACTCCACCAGCTCCGGAAGCAGCGGAGCGATAGTGATCACCAGATCCGACATCGTCTGCACCAGCTCGGGGCAGGTACGGCCCGAGTTCGTCGAGTGCCGTCACGAGAGCGTCACCGAGAATCATTGCCGCGTCAGCGAAGATCGGCGTCAGTTTCTCCATGTGATTCGCGAGAATCGGGATGATCGGTTCCAGATTTTGTGCGATTTGCTCGATAACCGGTGTCATCGCGACCATCAGCGAGGAGAAGTTCGTCGCCATTCCCGTCAGGATGACGGCGGCCATCTCCGCCAGCGGTTCGATGAGCGGCGCGACCGCGACGAGGAAGTCCGCAAATGCTTGTGTGACAGCGACAATCGTGGGCCGGAATGCCTCGAAGTCGTTGACGAGGACGTCACCGATCACCTGCGCCATGATCGTTAGCGCCGGTGTCATTTCCGAGATGGTCTGACCCCAGATGGTGAACAGGTCACCGAAGATCGGACCTGCTACCGCACCGAGTTCGACGAACATCGTCGTCAGCGGACCCATCCACTGACCGATGCCTGAGAGCATGTCCCCGAACCCTGAAATCGCTTCCGTCAGAACTCCGGAGTCGTTCAGCTCGACGAACGCGTCACCGATCATTCCGAGGACGTCACCGACACCTTGGCCCAATGCGGTCATCGCCGGTGCTGCAGCGTCACCGAACGCGAGGAACCCCTGCACGGTCGATTCGATACCGGGCGTCATCGCGGTGAAGAACTGCGGGATCGACGTCAGCAGCGTCGTCAGTTGCTCACCAGCGGGGCCGGTGAGTACGTCGGAGATCGTGGTGACGATTCCGCCGATCGAGCGTGCGATTTCCGTCATCGCCGGAGTGATCTTCGGCAGAACAGTGTTCGCGAGGTTCGAGACCGAGTCACCGATACCTTCGAACAGTCCTTGCTGTACGGACTGCTGGAAAACGTTCCACGCGCCGCCCTCTTCGGCGAGAGCACGCATGCTCCGGACGAAGTCCGCGGCCGCCGGCGACAGCTTCGCCAACGCCTGCTCGTACTTGTCGGCCGCCGTCGTCGCCTTGGTCATCGACTCTTCGGTGGCCTCCTGCGCCAGACGGACCTGCTGCTGCGCGTCGGTGACACGGCGCTCGGCGTCGTACACCCGGTCCTTCGCCGCGACAACCTGATTCGAACCCTCGATACCGACGCGGTTCGCGTCGTCCGCCTTACCGGCGAGGTCCTGGTTACGTTCCTGGACTTCGAGCAGACGCTGCTCCGCCTCCGCGACCCGCTGAACCGCGACGTCCTGATCGAGCCGGTCGGTGCCGGGCTTGAGGTTGCGGGCATCACGGCGCGCTTTCGCGAGCGCCAACACCGCGCCCTGCTCGGCTATCGCACCACCGCGCAGAGTGATGTTCAGATCTTCGAGCTGCTCCTGCTCGTCCTTGCGTGCACGGACGACGTCTTCGCGGGCTTGAGCCTCGTCCTTGACGGCGTCCTCGAGGTTGCGCTGCGCCATCCCCAGCGACCGCAGAGCGGACTCCTGAGCCTTCGCAGAGGCCTCGACGTCCTCCCCGGCGGAATCCGCTGCCGCACCAGCAGCTGTGAAGGCCTCTCCGACACCGGAGAGACCTGTGAGCAGGCCACCGAGCGCGGGGCCGGCAACAGTGCCGAGTGCCGCGATACCGACACCGATCGAGCCGACAGCACCGATCACCAGCGGAGCCAACGTCACGATGGCGCCGAGAATCAGCGCCATGCTCGTCAACCCGCCAGTAGCGGAGGAACTTGCCCCGCCGAGTCCGGAAATGGAACCACCGAGACCGCCGCCGAGACTTCCACCGAGGTTGCCGAGCTGGTTGAGCGTGTCCCGGTCGACGTTGACGTCGATCGTCATCGAGCGGTTGCGCGTGAGCGCCGCGAGCTCGATCGACGCGAGCAGAGAATTGATCTCGACATCAACCTGCACGGTCGGTGTCATCAGGTCCAGGCGCGCCTGAAGGTCCTGTGCGAACCCCGCCAGATCCGCCTCGACGTCGACGGCCACGGACGCACTGATCTGTCCGAGGCGGGTGTCGAGTTCCTGCGCGAATCCGGTCAGGTCCGGATGCACATCGACGTAGAAGTCCGCGTCGATTGCACCCAGACGAGTGTCGACCTCGCGCGCGAAGCCCGTCATGTCCGGCAGCACGTCGACATAGAACTCGGCATCGATGGCGTCGAGCCTGTTGTTGACTTCGGCCGCGAACCCAGTCATGTCCGGGAGGACGTCGACGAAGAAACTGACGTCCTCCGACTCGACCTTGGCCCTGACGTCACGGTGGAAGTTGTGCAGATTCGATCCGATGTCGATCGATGCCGAACCGGCCGAATAGTTGGTCATCGTCGCCTCCACACGTGAGCGTCAGGGTTTTCAGTTATTGGTGTTGGTGCGGAAGAGCTTTCGCGAGGGTGCGTGCCATTCCGTTGCCGCGTCCGGCTTCGATCACCCGATCGAGGGCAGTGCGCGGAGGGTCGATGAACTTCGGATCCTTGGCACCCACCAACGCCGCCAGCAGCGCGATCAGATGGTTCAATCCGCGAGCGAGTAGTGCCATCTCGGGAGTGAAGCCCTGCAACGGGATTCCGACTTTGCCCGCCTTGGCCGGTTGCGCGAGTTCCGGATGCAACCGCAGCAACACGGCAGCGTGTTCGTCGTCGTCCTGGAGCGCTGCCTTGTACTTGCTGCCCATCGGCAGTTCGTCTTTCAGTTCCCAGAACGTGCGCCAGTCACGCTCACCTCGAAACCAGTCGTCGAGATCGAGGGTGAGGTGAGCGTGAAAGTCGTAGCGCAGCTGCGCCCCGTAGTTCTCGACGAGAGCTAGGAGCGCTTCGAACCCCCCGGCACATTCGCCGCTCCCTTACCGAAGAGCTGATCCCAGACATCCTGGAACAGAACCCGATACACCTCGATCGGCATCTGCCCGATCACAGCCCACAGGCGATCGAACTCCTTACGGCCGTGCGCGTCGAAGTTCGGATCGTCCTCGTCGAGAGCGCCGGCCATCAAGATGGTCAGCTTGTCCTTGTCGAAGATGACCCGGTTCATCGCGTCCATACGCTCCGGATTCGCCGGCGCGATCACGATCGGCGGATCGAAACCTTCGTCTGCGCCGAAGATGACAGGCGGGCGGGCCTTGAGTGCTGCGCGCTGCTGGTACTCGGCGAACTTGCCGCCGAACGCCGCGGGCGCTGGTGTGGCATCGAGCGAGTCGACCAGTGGCGGAGCAGTGAATGTGTTCTCGGACATGATTGTTTTCCTTCCCAGCGTCCCAGCTGGATACGAAAAGGCTGGCCGCACGGTGGCTGGGACATCACCGTGCGGCCAGGCTTGGGAGACGACCGGAGGCCGTCAGTGGGTCAGGCGCTGACGACGATCGACAGGGCCTTCGTTGCCGTGGCGGACGCGGCGTCGGTGACCTTGACGGTCACGTTCGACGTACCGGCCGTGGTCGGCGTTCCGGAGATGACACCGGTCGACGCGTTGAGCGTCAGTCCGGCCGGCAGCGTCCCGGTCTGCAGCGACCACGTCTTCGCGCCGTTACCACCGGACGCGGTCAGCGTCTGCGAGTACGCGGAGCTGACGGTGCCACCGGGCAGAGTGGCCGTCGAGATCGCCAGCGTGGTGCCGGCAGGTGCACCGAATCCAGCCGCCTCGACCAGGTTCGCCCAGCCGAGACCACAGAAGCCCTGCGCCGACGCCGTTCCACCGGACACGAGGCTGGTGAGGAAGTTGCGGTCCTTGTACCAGGTCAGTGTCGGGTGGTACGTGATCGAACCGTCGTCGTTGGACGACTGGTTGTCGACCTTGGTCACCGACACCTTCGGCAGCAGCCAGTACGGGTAGATCTCCGCACCTTCCGCGCCATCGGTGCCGAGCACGATCGCGTGGTAGAACCGGATCGTCGGACGCCCCGGAGCGGGAAGCACGATACCGCCGTGCTCGGACGGTGCGATGTCCGAGTAATCGGCCTGCCAGAACAGCTCCAGCGCCTGACGATTCGACTCCTGCATCACGAAATCCGTGGTGCCGGTGCGCTTGTTCATGATCTTCTTCGTCGGCTCCGACTCACCGTAGGACTCGATGTCCGTCGACGAGGTCTCGTGACCGAAGTTCACACCCGACTTCTTCTCCGTCAAACCCACAGAGCGCCAGTGTTCCGGCAGCGTGATGAGGTCACCGGTCGCCGGATCCTCGAGCGTTTCGAGCATCGGGTTCGAATACGGCGTGAGGACGATCGCGAGATCGAGCGCGGAAATGATCAGGTCGTTGTTGGCATCTTTGAACGAGGAGATGGACATGGTGCTCCTATCGGAGTGAAAGAGGGAATCCCGTTCTCGGGCATGAAAAAAGCCACCCGGTCATCGGATGGCTTCAGGGTGGTGCGGCGCAGTCAGCGAGTGCGCGGCATCGGGGCGATCGTGACGAACGTCAACTCGACGGTTCGCGGATCGACACCCAACTGCGGAATCATCGACAGCTCACCGGTTTCGGTGATCGAGTGAATCAGGATCCCGTCGATGGTGACGCCGCTGTTGGCGACCTTGACGGCTTTACGAATCTGACCCATCACCTGCCACGAGGTGCTGCGCTTGGTCGAAGTGACCGCGACGACGATCGGAGCGAGATCCAGACGGCCGTCCGGAGCGCCGCCACCGGCGCGGGCGATCTCGATGAACACCTCACCGGCCGTCAGCCTTTCGTTGAACTCGTCCGGATTCGGGCGCTGCGTCAACGCTGTGCCGAACCGTGCGAAGTACGTACACATCAGGTCTTCGAGATCGGGCCAGTCCGGAAGATCGTCGATCGGCGGAAAGTTGTTGACACTCATACGTTCCGCAATTCTGCGAGTACCGCAGGCAGATCGTGCGCGCCTGCCACTATCCGCTCGTCGCCGTTGTCGGTACCGAACTCGTGGCTCGCACCGTACTCGACGCGCTGATTGCCGACCGTCAACCGGCCGACCCAGCGGTCGCCCTTGGCCATGTTGTTGAGCGGACCGCCGAGGAACGTCGACACCCGGGTATCTCGGGCGAGCATCCCGGTACGACGAGCGACGCGGCCGCGGTAGAGCGCTTCGGCCATCTCGGCCCGCTCACGCACCAGCGAGCGCATCTGATTGCCCTTGAGCAACTCACCGATCCCCGCATGGTTGGGCTGATAGTTCCTGATTGCCATGTCATTTCACCCCCTTGAGCCGAACGATCACACCTGGCTCCCAGCTACCCATCCGCCACGGCGCCGGATCGCCGTCGACGGTGAACTTCGCCGCAACACCCGGCAACTTCACCTTGGCGCCGTTGACGATCTCGGTACCTTCCGGACAGATCAGGATCACCTTCGTGAGCACGTTCTGCCCGCGAGCGCCGGCAGTGCCGCGCACCGGTGTGTCCATCGTGGCGTCCCAGTCGATCAGAACGTCCTCGACCTCATACGAGGTAGGTACGGCGTCGGTGTCGCCGTGTCGATCGACGACCACGGAATCGGCTGGTGGGAACACCTCGATGGTCTCGCCCTCACCCGGCATCATCGAGAGCCGCCCGAGTAGTGATCGCCGTACGCGTTGAACGGATCATCCTCCGCGTACACCGGGAACGGCTCCGACGAACCCTCGACCGGAACGAACCCAGTCGGGAACCCGTAGTCGCCCTTCGTCGTCGCCTGCGTCCACAACCCCGCCGATCGGCTCGGCTTGCGGCGAGCGCGAGCGAGGATGTCGAGTTCAGCCTTCGTGAACGTTCCTGTCGCGAAAGCCGAATCGTGCACCCGATGGTTGAACACCCCAGCAGCGCGCGAGACGTACATGTTCGGGTTGTTGAACGCCCGCATCGACGCCGAGAGCACCACCGCCACGACGTCGGCACCGGCGGCTGCTGCGTCCGGCCACTCTCTGCCCTCGCTGCGAGCGAGGGCAGAGACGTCGTCGAGGACAGCGCCCGCACGGGCATCGTCCTTGGTGGAGAGCGCGGACTTCCCCAACCGGACCTTGAGCTGATCGGTGGTGGCCAGTCTCGCGGGCCCGGTCGGTTCAGTCATCTCACGCTCCTCGATCAGGCGGTGACGGTGACGACCGTCGTCGCCGTCTTGTTCTGGTACTTCGCGGTGATCGTCGCCGAACCCACTGCGACGGCGGTGACCTTGCCGGTGTTCGTCACGGTCGCCTTCGTCGGATCGGAGCTGGTGTACGTCGCGGTACGCGAAGCAACCGCGTCGCCGCCGTCGTCCTTGACCGTGATCTGAGTACTGCCACCGACCGCGAGCGAGGCCGTGGTCGGGGTGACGGTGATCGACGCCGTACCGAGCTGCAGCTGGACTCCTCGCACGAAGCGACCGTCGTTCTCCTCGACGTGCTTGTAGCCGACGTACGTGTTCACCAGCGAACGGTCCGTGGTGTTCTCGAAGTCGTAGTCCTTGATCCACCGCATCGCCAGGTTCTGGAACTGCGCGGACTTGCCGAAGCTCGCGCCGTCCGGAATGGCCGGCGCACGAGTGACCATGGCGTACGCCGTCTTGTGGAAGACGTACCCCTCGTCGTCGTCGAGCGCGTTGGACACCACGACGGTGAACCCGGCGATCTTGCCGATGATCGCCTCGCGCAGCGCCGAATCCGAGCCTGCTTGATCGGCCTGCTTGAAGTTCGGATCCTTGAGGATCGCCGCTTCGATACCGGAACCGACGACCGCGCCGCGCTGCCCGAAGGGAACGTTCTCGTCGTTGAGTGCCTTACGGGCGTCGACGAAACTGTCGTACACCTTGGTCTTGTCGATGATCACCACGGCCTGGTACGTCGCATCGCGCATGCAGTCGACCGCGCCGTTCTCGAGGCCTTCCGCGACACCGCGCACCTGCGGGTTGAGGATCTCGACCCCGAAGTCCTTGATGTCGAGGGTCATCTCCTCGTCGGTGATCGGCACCGCGTTGTAGACGTCATCGGTGAGGGTGACGTCCACCTTGGTCTGCTTGATCGTGTCCGTCTGGATCTTGCGGTCCGCGCCGGTCGCGCGCAGCTTCTTCGTGCGCGAGCCCAGACGGCCCGGCACGCGGATGCTGATCGTGTCGTCCTTCGCTCCTGCGAAGTCTCCGAAACCGTTCAGCCACAGCAGATTGGGAATGACGATCTCGCGCTGAAGAAGCCCGAGTGCTGTGTTGATGACGGTCGAAGCCTTGACGAATTCGTTGGTCGGCATGGTTGCTCCTCATGGTTGATAGGGGTTGGCCACGTCGGCTGCCATGCCGACAGCGCGTGGTTGTTACATGCGAGGGATCTGAGCCGCCAACTTGGCGGGATCGGTTTCCTCGGGTTCGTCGTCCGGAGCGCCGCCGCCGCGCAGATGCTCCTTCGGCTTGCCCGGAATCGGGCGCTTCTCGCCGCCTGCCGGCGGGGTGTAATCCTCGAGGTAGTCGTCGGCGTCCGCTTCGAGTTCTTCTTTGGTCGAGCCTTTGAGTCGGCCGGCGTGCTTGAGCGGAATGCCCTTGGCCTCCGCGATATCTCGACGCAGACCTGAGAGCTTGAGCTCGTCGCGTTCCTTCTCCGCAGCAGCTGCGCGATCGAGCGCCTGCTGCGTCTCGGACTTCTGCCCGTTCTTGAGCTTCTCGAGCTCGTCGTGACTGGCCTTGTACGTATCGAAGTTCGCGTACGAGGCCTTCTCACGAGTGAGGCGCGCTCCGATCAAGCGGTCGAGATCGGCCTGGCTGGTGATCGGGGTGAACGGCTTGCCGCCTTCACCACCCTCGCCGCCGTTACCGCCTTCCCCGCCGTTACCGGGTTTGCCACCTTCATGGCCTGCCTCATCTCGGCGGGGATGCTGGCGGCATGCCCGCATCGACATCGATGTGAAAGGGTCCGCGTGCCCGAAACCGAATCCGGCATAAGCACGTGTGGTCTTGACATTCATTGGTATCTCCCGTGAGCCCGTCGGCGTAGCCGGTCATTATTCGCTGACCGTGAGCGAACCTCACCGAATCCGGCGAGGAAGTCATCGTGAAACGCCGAATGCCCCGGACCAGATGGTCAACGGGGCATTCGGGTGTGGCTGGTGAAACTACTTATGCAGCTGAGCGGTTCGGCACCTTGGCGAGGTATTCGCGGAACTCGTCCACATCGTCGGCGTCGACGAGCGGAACGATCAGGCGTTCGACCTCACTGCGGAACTCTCCGAGCGTGATCTGATGATCGGCGGCGAACTCGACCATCGAGACGACGGCGTAGAAGTACTCGCCCGCCTCGTACGCCGAGACCGCGGCATCAGCGACGTCGGAGGAATCGACGAACCGGCCGGAGCGATACATCGCCTCGGCCAGGTCCTCGAAATCCTCGAATGTCCTGCTCACAGTCCCCATAGTAGCCGCCCTTCGCCCGTAGTCCGAGCCCTTTCGAGTTCCTTCCACGCCGGATACGCCGTGTTGATCCGCCCCGGACCCTCCCGGCCGCGCACCCGCACCACCACCGGACACCCGTCGACGATCCGCCGAAAGTCCATCTGCCCGCCGCGCCGGGTGATCGACGTCGGATCTGCGAGCGCTCGATCGATCATCGCCTTGAGCTGCGTATCCGGCACGTCCGGGAACTCTTCCTTCGGGCGTCCGTCCTTGCCGATGATGTTGCTTCCGAAGCGGTGACCACCGGAAACGATCTTCCCGTCCCGGTTCTTGTCACCGTCCGCGATGTGAGCGAACCGCGCATCGACGCTCGGGCGTTGCTCCGGAGTGAACGGCACGGCGCCTCCGCCGCCGCCGACGTCCGGATACCGAGCCGGGACCTCTGCATCGGGAACCCGCCACGTATCGCCCTCGTCGCCGCTGGCAACGCTGCGAGTACTCGGTGCCTTCGGCGGAGGAGTACTCCCGCCACTGGCCTTCGTTTCCGGCGTCTTCTCGCCGGGCCCCAGTCCGAGTGCCTCGCGGTGACGGGCGACCTGTGCGCGGTGGTAGATGACCGGTTCGGAGTCTTCGCCTCGGCCGTCCGCGAGCAGCGTCTCGAGCTGGCTCTCGAACTTGGGCAGTAGCCGCTCTGCGAGTGCCCGCTTGTACTCGTCGCTGCCGCGCTCCGGTTCCTTCGGTGTGTCCGGATGTGCTGGGTCGTTCTCCTGGGTTCGGCCCTCGTATGCGCGCCGGAACAACACGGTCGCCTCGTGCCCACTCGCACCGGCCGTCGCCTCGTCCCACAGTGCCCGGAACTCCGCTGTCCGGTCGGGAAGATCCGCGGTCTCGTCGTAGATCGGCTCCAACGTGCACTGACATCCGTCGTGCACCTTGGCTGTGCCGCCGCCGGTGTACCGAGCGTCCGTCGACGAGAACGACGTCTGACCTTTGTAGACCGCGCCGAGACTGGCGAGCATCGCGCAGAACCAGCACGGTTCAGCCTTCGTCACTCGCGCGAATCCCAATGCCTCGCGGTCGAGTTCGACGATTTTCTGTGTGAAGTCCCGTCCACCTTCGGCGACCATCCGCACGGCCGCCGACGTCGAGGACACGAACGCCTTGTCCATCGCGTCGGTTTCCGGTGCCGGCATCAGCTTGCGTGCCCGCACCGGTCCGGTGATCAACAGACCGCGAGCGGTCCGGTCGAGGTCGAGTTCGATCGGCTCCGCCACACTCACCCGCGAACGTGAACGGGTCCGCGTTGGCGCTGGAGTGTTGTCGGTGACCCGCGCCCGCGATCGCGATTCGCGCTGCGCCGGTTCCGGATCGGTGACCCGGACCCGCGAACGAGCAGACTGTCCCGCCTGTGAGGAATCCGTAACCCGGCTCCGCGCAGACGGTTTCGCCGTGCTCTCCGGAACCTGCACCGGAGCCGGTGCTCGATCCTCACGGAGCACCGTGCGCACTGGCTCGACCCACGGGATCGGTCGAAGCTCCGGACGCTCCGCAGCGCGGAAGTCCTGCACGTACTGTGCCGAGATCTCCTGCGACTGCATGTGCGCCGCCTCGATCACCGGGACCGCGACCTGCAACCACGGACCCTGCGTCTCGTCCAATCGCTGAAACGCGAGAATTCGCCACGCGCGCCGTAGATCCGCGACCACCTGAGCCGAGAGTCGCAGCTGCGCACGACGATGCAACTCGGTCAGCTTGCGACCGAGTTTCGTACGCGCCATCAGAGGCCCAGTTTGTGATCGGCCGGCGCGCCCGCTCCGAACTGCTCGCGCATGTACTCCGCGTACGGGTCACTGTCGATCGCCATCTGCTTCCACTCCTCGACGTCGGTCTTCGACACACCAGGAATACGAGGCCACAATGCCTGCGGGGGAATGCCGAGCAGCTTCGCCGCCTTGCCGTACGCGTCGATGGCCTGCGAGAGCGAACGCGCTTCGAGGTCCTGCCATTTGACGGACGCACTGACATCGGTCGCGATGTCGTAGTCCCCCTCGAACCACGCACTCATCCGCATGGTGCGGTTGTGCGAGCTACCGAACGAGGTCTGGATCTCGAACACCTTCTGCGTCAACGGGTGACGAGCAGCCACCAACGCCTCCGCGTTGAGGTTGACCAGCTTCCCAGTCAACGCGTACGACGGTGTCTGACTCACCGCAGAGAGCGCCTCGACATCGGACTCAGTAGCAGCGATGAACCCGTCGAGCGGCGTCTCGTCCAACGTCCCGAACTTCGTGTCCGAATCCTCGGCCACCAACAGGTCCGCCTGTCGCAACAGCAGCTGCGCACGCGCCTTCTCCGTGTCGGTTTCCGGCTCAGACATACCCGAGACCGTGCGCACCTTCCACGAATTGAAGTGCTGGGTCTGCAACCGGTCGTAGGTGGTCTTGTTGATCCGGCTCGCCACACCGATGAACGGCTCCACCTGACCCGTCGCGCGGCCTTCGAGGTCGAGGTCGTTCGCATACCGGATAACCGGGCAGCGGCCGGCGCCGTGAACCTCGAAGCCAGCGTGCCGGATTCCGCCGTCGCCCTCGCGTTGGAGTGTGTGCACCAACTCGTCGTCGATCAGGCGCAGTTTCCCGCCCGGATCATCGCGCAGCATGTGCACGGGCCACTCGTCTTCGGCCGGATCCTCGTACACCGCGAACGCCTTACGCGGCGAGACCCCACGAATCACCGACTGGTTACGCCCGAGATCGTCGATCCCCGGCATCACCACCGCATACGAGTACCCGTAGGCGAGAGCTGCGCGGTGAATAGCGATCTGGCGTACGTCCATTCCGTTCGCCAGCCACGTCGTCCACTGGGGCGAGGTCTCCTTCGCCAGTGGTGAGCGGTAGTCGTCGACGAACATCGCCTGTGCCAGGGTCGTGACCACGAGCCACAACCACGGCGTCTTCGCCAGATCCTGCAACGCTTTGAGTTCCTTGGTTGCCGACCTCGGCAACGTCAGATCCGCCTGCTGCCAGCGATACCACTTGTCCAACGTCGTCAGGCGCGCACGCTCCTGACGCAACTTCGGAAGGAGTTCCTTCGCGACGTCAACCGCCTGGCTCTCGTCGAGCATTCAGATCACCACACCTTCCCACTGCGTACCCGCTTGGAGCTGTCCGCGGTGATCAACCTCGTGTATCCGTGCCACGCCAACGTGCACGCGACCAGCGGACTGATATCTGCCGACGTGTCCCGCCGGTCCCACGCCCACGCGTCGCCGACCGGACGCTTACGCGACGCCGCGACCGCCGACACCAGATCCGGTTCGCCGTTGTGCCGCATACGTTCTTCTTCGACCTCGGCGTAGAACGCACCGGCGCCCTGCGCCATGTCCCGCGCGCCGGTCACCTCGACCTCGAACCCGATCTCGCGGAAACCCGCGATCAACGCGCCCGCCTGGCCGCCGCCGTCGAGGACCACCCCGAGAGCGTCGTGCTCGAGGCTGAGCCGCGCCGCCGTCTCGACCACCCAGTGCATGCCGCGCTCGTGAAATACGAGTTCGACATACGGCAATCCGTCTTCGCGGCGGCCGGCGATCGAAATCGACGAGAACGCTTGATCCGGAGTGACATCGACCGCGATCGCAACCGGGTCGAGAACCTGCGAGGACTCGTCCTTGCACGCCTCCCACATCGCCGGGGTGATCACCGCGTTCACACGCGGGTCGTCCCAGATGCCCAGATGCTCGCGCGCGAACTGGATCTCGCCCTGTAGCTCGCGCTCTTCGAGCATGAACTCGTGCGTCTTGTGGATCGGGTACGACGGGTTCGCAATCGCCCACGCGTCGTGGTCATCCAGGTCAGCTTCCGGGTCCGCCGACCACTCGAGGAACAGCAACCCGCTCGACGTGTGCTCGATACCGGCGTTGCGTTGCTGAGCGAGGAACTCGCTGTTACCCGTGCCCGCACTCGACAGCAGGATGAACTGACGGTTCGGCGCCGCCGACTGCGTGGGCCGGAACGCCGCGACCTGTTCGTGGGTGATCGCATACGCCTCGTCCCCGACGAACAGATCCACCTTCTTGAACCCGCGCGCCGCGTCCGCAGTGCGGGCGAGATACCGGATGTAGCGCGGATCCCGCTCCCCGCGATGCGGCTTGAGCCGAATCGAGACCTCCTCGTTCGAGGTGCGATGCGGAAGCAGGCACATGTCCTCGAGCTCTTCGATTTTCGCGATGCGAGCGGACAGGTCGACGAACGCGTCCTTGGCCGTCTTGAATTCGTGCGCGGTGTGCAGGATCTTGCGCTCACCGAGCAGGTACAACCCCGCCAACTCGCGAACCTCGACGATGACGTTCTTGCCGTTCTGGCGCGGCGCGATGATCAGCGAACGCGGAGAACTCCACCGAAAGTTCTTCTCCTCGCCCATCAGGTGCCGGCAAGCATCCTTCTCCCACTCCAGCAATTCGAACCCGGTCGCCTCGTACAGATCGATCGCATCGTCGCCGAGCGTGGTGAAGAACGTCGGGTAGTTCGACAGCCGCGGCTTCTGCGAGCCATTCAGCGGTGGTTTCTCGGCCACCGCACCGCCGACGTCAGGCGTTTCGAGCACGGATCTTGTCCATGATCGAGGGAACGCCCGGTGTCTCGGCCGGTGAACTTGCCCGTCCGGCACCGGCATCGACAGCTGCGCGCTCAAACGCGTCGACCTGCGCCGCGAGTTGCTTGAGAACTGTCTGCTGCTGGCGTGCCTCACGTAGCGGCGCGTTCATCACGACCTTGGCGGTGACGTCGACGACGGTGACGCCGTCGGACAGCCGGTGCTCGCGGAAGAAAGGATCGAGATCGATGCTCATCCATTCCTTGTCGCGGCCGCGCAGCTGCGCGTCGAGGCGTTCACACCGATCGACGGTGCGGCACAGCTCCGCGAGCACGATCAACCCGAGCGGATGGCCGGCCAAGATCTGCGCCTTCTCGTCCCACAAGCCGCGACCACGTTTGAGCAGGCCTTTCGGCATTTCCGGCGGAATTGTGACCGCTGCCACATCGGCGGTTTCGGCGTCCTGACCTGGCATTTTTCACCATCCCTGGGGAGAGAAAGGGCGCTGGCGCTGTGCGGTCCCCCGCCTTGCCGGCCCCGGGGGTACCCCCCAGGGGTGCAGGTCAGAGCGTCAGACGAGCCACTGCCGCGACCACCGCAGCTGGCGCGGCGCCTCGCGGCTGCCGTCACCTCGCCGCGAGTTGCACGAAAGATGTGCTGGCATAAGGTTCTTCGGGTCAGTGAGCTTGGGATCGTTCGGAGGCAGCGACTTCACGGACTCCACATGGTCCGCACTGAAGCTCATCGGGTCCGGCCACTTGAGCGACATGTCGATCGCCTCGTTGCACAGCCAGCAGACCTGGCTACGGCGCTTCACTCGTTCGACTGCTCGGCGGTAAGGCCGGCCGGTGCGTCCCTTGCTCCGTGGTGTGTGGGCCATGACGACCTCCAGACCCTGGATACGACGAAGGCCGACGTGCTGTGAAGTCACGTCGGCCAGTGGTCTCCAGTGTCCCTGAAACACGAGAGCAACGCAAGCGCAGGTCAACTCGTGTCGGGACCGCGTTCCTTGCGCGCTCGTCGAGTCCGTGCGCGATGGGCCAACACCTCGGACACCAGATACACCGGGCTCCCGTCCTCGGCGGTGTACTTCGAGAGCAGGCCACGATGCGCCCACGTGCGCAGCGTCGAGGCGGGCACGAACAACACCGCCTCCAGATCCTTGGCACTCATCAGCTCATCTGTGTTGAGCGGCACAGCATTCGGCACCACCCAACCCTGCCCGACCTCCACCGCCTGCCCGTCGATACGAGCGCACAGCTCCGGACTCACCGACTCCAACGCCATCCGATACGACTGCGCCACACGACGAGCCACATCAACAGGACTGTCAGCCGGGTTCGGCCACACACCCATCTCACCCTCCTCGAATCAACTCGAACACCGGACGAGGTGGCGTGGCTTCCTTGCCACCCTCCAGCGGTGTCAGGTACGGGGCAGCCCACTCGTACATGTGCGGCCAGTCCGTCGAGATGTAGCGAGCCAGCACACCTCCACGATTGGGCGGCGGGCTCGGCTCACCGTTCGCCCGCCACTGCTCCAACCGCCGGCGGTGCTCCATGTCCTTGTCGTGGCCGTAATGCCGTGTGCAGTAACCAACCCACCGCGCCTCACCTGTGAGCGGATCCCGGTCGATCCACGAGCTGTAGGGCTTCTTGCCGCACAATCCCTCTCGGCGAATCATCGGAGCCACACAACCCACACACGCCGTGCCAGATGCCTCGTAGCGAGGAATGTCCTCACGGATCACGCGCTTGACGCGGTAGTCCTTCTTCGACTCCCCGAACGCCATGATGCTGACCTCGCGCATCCAGTCCTGCTCCTTCTTCCATCCTCGGCGCGTCTTCGGTTCCATGCATTTGATGAACTCCACCGTCGCCAACGCGAACAACAACGCATCACCAGTCAAGTCCGGATCACGAAGCATCTTCGACACTTGTTCGCCGCGAGCCATGATCGCCCGCAGATCAGTCGCCATCGCTCACACTCCCGTCACGCTCGTCTTCCAATGGTGTCTCCATTTCCCATTGGTCTGGCGTGATCTGCTCGGGCATTGATCCCACGACCGTCATCCACCACTCAACTGTCCTGCCACGTAACGCAATCTGCTCCTCGGGCGGCAGGTTGTGAATGCAGTCCTTGTGGTGCAGGTGCCGTCCGTTTTCAAACCGGCGGCTCAGCGCCGCGATCATGTCGCGCTTCAACTGCTCGCTCATGGCGACACCACCGTGACAGGAACGGCCCACGGCGTGCCGGCTTCGCAGAACTCGAATTCGAACCCTTCGTCGGTGGCACGAAATCGGTAAGCCCACGCCTCGATGATGTGGTCCGTGAGCGCCGTGCCGACGAGGAACTCCCTCAGTTCCTCGGCCACGCCGTACTCGCGTACCTGATGGCTGATCGCTGCGATTAGACGGCGAGCCTCGTGGTGGCCGTACGCGGTCCAACCCCAATCGTCCTCATGCTCGAAGAGGTGGATGCCGTGCCGTGGCAGGCCGAAGTCCTCGGCTGTGATGATGGCGCTCATAGTGTCCATTCCTTTTGGTAGTCAGGGTGATCGGAGTACACAGCTGCCATCGGCTCGATCACCTTGGCGAAGATCGACCATTGGGTGGGCCGAAGATCAGCGGCGAAGAGTGTGTCGAGGGTTGCTCGTTTGGCGGCGACGTCTCGGAGTACTCGTGCCGGGTCATGGTGAGCGATATGGCGGGAATCTTCCGGCGGAATGCTGTCGTTGCAAGGAGCGAGATGGTCCTCAGGAATCATGAGTGCCTCCTCGTCCCCGATTCTCGGGCCGTTGATCGCATCTTCGACAAACTGCCACGGCCCTGGACGCGCAGCATTAGCGATCGCCTCCTCGTCGTCGAGGCGGGCGCGGAGGAATTCGAGGATGTCGGTCATGCGGTTGGTCCTTCCGTAGTTGGAGGCGAGGTGCCGGATGCGTGGCGGTGGTGCGAGCCCTGGTGTGGCGGCGAGTACGAGAGTCATTTGTTTGTAGTCGGATTCGGCCCAACGACTTCCGCAGGCGAGGCAGTCGACGGTGACGGAGCCGTGCCATCGTCCGAGTTGGTGTTCCTCGCAGCGAGGGCAGGGCAGGGGCATGCGGTCGCGGCCGCGTTCCTGGCCGATGGTGGCGCGTGCTCGGCGGTGCAGGTCGACGAGCTTGAGGGCGAGCGTCGGTCCGTCGTGGACGACGTAGATCCAGTCGTCGCCTGCGCGGTTCCATTCGGTCGTCTCGTGCGAGGGGATGGCGAGCAGGACGTCGACGTTGTCGGCGACGATCGAGTAGTGGGATCCGAAGTACACCGACTCCGGTGTGTCGCGTCGGATGGCTTCGCAGATCAGCTCTGCGCATCGATGGACGGTCTCGCGGATGTCTTGGGCGAGGGCGTCGGTGTAGACGTTGATCGGGACGGCCGGCGCCGGTGACGCTGCCTTGACTCCTCCGCCGGGGCGTGCGGACGGGTCGAGGAACAGTGCTTGCAGTGCATCGTGTTCGGTGCCGAGTTGCGCGACAGCACCTTCGACCCACAGGACGCACGAGTGGCACAGGGTGTTCGGGGTGAGGGTGAGCGCTGGCAGCCAGTCTCCGGACTCGACGTCTCGACGACGGCCGCGGCACTGGTGCTCCGCTCGGCAGAGGTGATCGGGGTTGATCATCGGCGTGCCCTCATCGCTGACGAGCGGATTAGCTTCTGGTACGCCTTCTCGATTCGTACGATCTTGTCCCTGCGGTCGCCGCCAGCGAATGCTGCGTGGGCGTCGCGGATCTGGGAGTCGGTGTAGCGGTTGCCGTCGATGTAGTGGTTCGCGGCGGGGTCGAGCCATTCGAGGAGTTGGTCGACGGACTTGCCGGGGTCGACCATCGCGGCGCAGGAGATCGCCAGTCCGATGAGCTGCTCTCGGGTCAGTGATCGGGTGAGGGTGGTGACCTCGCGCTGTTCGCCGTCGCCGTGCACGATGCCGACGAGGTGGAGTGCGAGCTGGTCGAGTTTGTCGATCGAGGTTTCGTCGAGCTGCTCGGTGGTGGTCATCGGTTCTGGCCTTCCTCGTCGAGGCATTTGTGGCAGGGGTCTTCGATGTGGTGGATCGGGCAGGTGGTCTCGTCGACGGTGGACGGCGGTCCGACCCAGTTCTTCCACGGTGATCCGAACTGTGCGTGCACGAATACCTCTGGTGCTTCGCCTGCGTCGAGGTTGGGATCTCTGTCAGTGGTGATCTCTGAGACTGATGGATTCACAGGTTGCGGTAGCGAGGTGGATTGACCACGGCCTCTGCGTCGACGTCGTTTACGAGGGATCTCACCTGGGTGGGTATCGGCGGGTGACCCTGTACCGGAACCCTTCCCCACACCCCTACCCAAACCCTTACCCTGCCCTGACCCTGCCAGGCCCGTGTGCGTGCGCGTCGCACGCACGGGGACAGCTTGTTTACCGTGGTTTTCGTGTGGTCGTTCCCGTGGTCGGTCGGTGGTCTCAGAGTGGTCGGTCACCTCGGCGGTGGTGCCTGCGGAGCGTGTCAGCGGCGAGCTGCCCGTGTGGGGCTGCCCTGCGGTCGCTGACGGCTGCGACACCGTTGCGGGGGTTCCTGGGTGGGCTGGCACTGTTTCGGCCGTCCCTGCGACGCTCGGCGACGGCGAGAAGGTCCCTGCGGCGGCATTACCCGGCGAGACGTTCCCAGCGGCGGCGCGCTGCGGCGAGACGGACGAAACGGTGTCCACGACCGGACGCGGCGGTGGCAGCAGCACGAGGCCGGCCTCTGCGGGCGTCCGATTGCCCTTCCTCTGATTGCACCCACTGCACGAGAGGACGACGTTGCGTGCGCCATCGGCTCTGGTGGGGTCGACGTGGTCGAGCCACGGACGAGCACCGTCCATGGAGCGGGTGTCCTTGCGTTTGACGATCTTGCCGCAGTAGCGGCACTTGCCAGTGCCAGGATCCGCCGGGTCGATGCAATCCCTCGCCCACACCTGATTGATCAGGCCCTTGTCCTTGAGTTCCATCTTCTTGCGATCGGCAACCCGCTTCGAGGCCGCACGGTCGTACTTCAAATCGAACCAGTCGTGGAACAACCACGTACCCGGCTCGACCGGCGGGCACCTCGAGCAGTCATGGCCAGGTGCATGCCACAAACGGACAGCCACCAACAACCCCGCCAAGTGGTCCACGAACTCCGGGTTGAGGACCAACCGGAACGCGTCAGCGCGCTTGACGACACCATCGGTGCCCGTCGCCTGACACTGCGCACCAGCGAGATTCCACATACCCAGCGCCGCAAGGCCGTCGAGCTGACTCTCCAGCCCTCGCTCCGCCAACTCCCGGGACTTCCGGTTGTTGGGGAACTGATCATCGGTCTGAAACCAAGACACAGGAATCCTGTCGTCGCAATGAGATTGGAAGTGAACGGGCCGAACACGGCAGGGGGCGCACGAGCCCTCGGACGGCCGACCATCACGCGGGCCGGTACCGAGCGGCGAACGACTCGGCTTCGAGCTGATACCAGCCATTCGGGCCACGCACGAACCAGTCACCCGGATACAACGTGAACGACTGTCCCTCGACCTCGAACCCGATCGACTCCAACGTCGCCACCGCACCGGAGCGACGATGCCGGCGGACGATCGGAACGCCCAACCACTGCGCGATACCCTGCACAGCCACCGTCGAGGAGAACTGAAGAGCCGTCACCTCGAACGGCACAGACACGAACTTGCTTGCAGCACTCACTGATTCCTCCTACGACGAGAACGGGTGGGATCGACCGCCCACATCGGCGGCGTCGAACTCGGACGCGGCAACGCCCGCTCCTGCGGAGTACTCGGCGCCTCCGGAATTTCTGCGAGCACAACGCCTCTCGGAAGGCTGACGCGTATGTGCGTCTCGTCGACGAACACCAGATCCGGCCGGACGCCGCAGAACCCTGCGACGTTGAGCCGAGACTCATGGGTCACCGGCGCTGAATCGCGCCACGCCACCCGAATCGGCGGCACACCGGACCAATCCTCCGGATCGAACGGATCATCCGGCGCCGGCGGAAGTGACCACATACCTTCCGGGTAGAGCGCCGTGATATTTCTCCTCAGCATCTCGAGCAGCAGGCTTTCCCGGCCGCTGCGCGCAGCAATGAGATACCGCAGGAGATCCGGCATCTCGTGCGTGACGAGGTCGCGAGGATCGTGAGCCACCCCGGACGGCTCCATCGCGGATTCGGCGTCTCGAGTGGACCGATACTCAATCCATGGCGGCGTCCTCGGGGTTGTCCCGAGAAACCGCCGGTGTCGCATCATCTTGATCTGATTCGGTGTCGCCCACGGCCCGATGAAATCCGAGCCCGGGCACAGCACAGGCGAATCATCCTCGGCGTACTTGTACTTCACATCAAACGCGCCGTACAGGCGCATCCGCTCGATCCGCTCGGTGATCGCCAGACCATGCCAATCACCATTGCAGTGCGGGCACTCAGGGAAGTCCGGATCGTCGAAGTCGAACCCAGTCTCCGGTTCGCCGCCATCGAGCTGCTCGTCGACGAGCGCATCGATACGGCCCAACAGGGACTGCTCGTTGGCGTTCACAGCTCGACCTCGACCGGCACGAACGGTCCGCTCGGGTTCCCGGCGAAGCTCTCCGGGATGGGCATCACTAAGGTCGAGCCATCGCGGCGACGGCAATCGACCAGTGCCCCGCGCTTGCGATTTGCGACGATCGGTCCGAGACCATTGCGCGTGAACCATATTCCGTCGGGAACGTCGTTCCACGTGGGCCACGATCCTCCGGAGTCGGGGAGGGTGTCTCGTCCACAGTTGGTGCAGTACGGGGCATTTGGCACGTTCAGCTTGCATGCCGGGCAGTATCGTGGTCCGGCATCTTCGAGGAAAGAGACATCCGGCGATGAGGCAGGCCAGATGTATGTCGGGCCGTCCTGGTCGTGTGCAATGTGATCGCCGGCGTGACCGCACGTCAGTGAGCATCCCCATCCCGAGATCGCTGACGGACAACGCGCTTTCGGACCCTCGCCGGGTTCGGCCGACTCCTTGGCGCGCATAGCTGCGGTGCATGCGGGACACCGCACGCCAACGCCTGCTCTAGCGATGCCCTCCTCGCACCTGAACTCACACTCGTAGGTCTCAGCTGGCTCGGTTGCCGGGAGCAGGCTTCCGACCACCTTCACGAGCCGGTTGACATGAGGTCGGGCGTACCCGTCGATCCGGTAGCCCTTCACTGCTTCCCAGGCGGCTCGGAGTTCGTTCAGCTGATCGGCTGTGAGGATGTAGCCCTCTTCACAGCTGATCAGGCCGTCGAGAATCTGTCCGCCCCGGACGGCGCTCTGGTTGTGCTTGGCTCGTGCGTTCTCTGGTCCGAGTGCCATGTCACACCTCGTCGTACGTCTGCGCGAAGATGTCGGGCTTGCAGGGGTAGAACTCGCCTTGCACGCCGCGGATGATCCAGTCGCCTGGCGACGCCGTCAGACGCCCTTCGAGAGTGTTGATGAATAGCCCACCATTCGATGCAGGGCAACCCATCTGGGTTCCGTCTGGCATCTCGACGAGTATTTCGTGGTGGGGCTCATCCCAGTTCGCGGTGTGACCGTTCTCGTCGATCCAGTTGATGATCGGTGTCGCGCCTTCGGCGGTACCGTCCCACTGCACTGCCTGGATCTCGACGGGCTTCTTACGGAACGTCTTGGCGGTCATCGTGTGCTCCTTCGTGCGGCGAGTTTTTCGAGAGGGCCAATCAGTCCGTCGATTGCGATGAACACTGCGAAGCTGGTGCCGATCGCGGCGAGGCAGCAGGCGGTGAATAGTGCGGCGAGTTGCGTTCTGGTCATTGACTTCTCCCGGCTGCGAGTCGCTTGGCGAGGTCGAGGACCTTGGCGCCGAAGCCTTCGTGGATCGCGTCGAGTGGGGTGAAGTTGTAGGTGCGGGGGTTGGCGACGGTGAGCCAGAGTTGGATGCCGGCGGGGGTGTAGGTTCCGGCGAGGGCTTCGCGGGTTTCCTTCTCGCAGATCAGCTTCTCGATGTTCACTCTGCTGCCTCGAATTCTTCTGGCCAGAAACCGATTCCGAGTCTCCGCGTGAGGAATTGCCGCTCCGGTGCGGCTTGCAACTCGACGCGGAGGCGGTCCATGTGGATACGTCCTGGGTTCGCGCGTGCCCACTGCTCAGGGTCGTTCGGGTCGATGACGAGCTGGCCTCGTCGTGAGCGGTCGGGATCGTTGAAGGGATGCCGGGTGTCGTCGGCGGAATACTCAATCCAGCACAACGCAGCGTCACGTCCGGCTAGGGCCGAACGGCGGAGCCTGGTGAAGACGTGGCCGTGCTCGTGAACCTGTTTGTCGACCGCGTTGCCGAGCATCCACACCTGTGGATTGCCGCTGTGCACAACCATCGGGAGGACGGCGCGGTAGGTGCGCTCTGGCAGGAACTCTGCGTCATCGAGTACAAGGAGATCAGCCTTCGAAATCTTGATCGACGCGGTCGTGCGGTCGACGAAGTGGATGACGCTGCCGTTCTTCATCTCGATGCGCTGCGCGTCGTGACCGGTGTAGACGTGCTTGACTTCGGAACGCAGAAAGTTCGACTCCATGAGGATCTGAGAGAGCTTGTGCAACGCTTCCCGTGCGACAGTGAAATGAGCTGCGGTGTGGACGATCCGGCGGTTCGAGAACAGCAGCAGCTCGTACAGTTCGCGGGCGAGCGTGATGTGCTCGCGCTCGTTCTGGTCCGGGCACAGGATCCCGACGCGGGGCGCTGCCCAGGTGTCGAGGACTGTGACCATCGAGGCGGTGAGGGTGTCTCGCTGCCACTGGTCGAGGTCGAGGCCGGCGGCTGTCGCGAGGGGTACGGCGTTCTCGCCTTCGCTGTGGGAGTGCAGCGGCACGTGCTTGATGCGTGGGCCGTACGTGTCGGGGCGGGGTTCGAAACTTGTTGGGACCATTGGTGTCACCTTCGGTGAGGGTGGAGCGGGAGAGCGAACTGGCCTTCGACTTCCTGATGCGGCTCGGCTTCCTTGCCAGCGACCCACTGCCAGATCTGGACCCGGCGGTCGGGCGGGAGTCCGTGCCACCAGTCGTCCGCGATGATGGCGCTCGACATCGGTCAGGCCTTGCCGGGCTTGGTGGCGTCGACGAGGGCGGCCTCGACGTCGGTCCACTCGTACCCGAACTTCTCGGACAGCTCGTTGCACCATGCGATCGAGTCCGACCACGCCCAGCTACTGGCGCGTTTGAGGCTGATGTCCGCGAGGTCACGTTCGACGACACGGAGCAGGATCGCGAGCTGGTTGATCGTGAGGCGCTCGATCGCCTGCTCGACGCGTTCGCGAACTTTCGCGAGGCGGTCGTCGTCGTCCTCGTCTCCGCCCCACACGGGCGGCTTGACGGAGAGGATCGCCGCAACGAGATCGACATCGTCGGGGTCCTCGTCGAAGCGGACGGCGATCATCTGCACGAGGCAGGAGTGCGCGAGATCCTTCTCGCCCGCTGTGACTGCCTTGCTGAGGTGTTCGCGGCGGACGGTGTGCGCGATGGCGAGGTCTGCCTCCAGCTTGGCGCGGGCGATGCGGTCCGCTTCGTCGTCGACACTGGGACGCCTGTCCGAGAGGTTGGTGACGTTGCCGGACGGGCTGTCGGCCGGGACGAGGCGCATCCACCGCATCCGCGAGATGGCCGACGCGGAGCCGTGTGCCCAGAAGTAGAACGCGAGATCGTCAGCCTTCGCATCCGCCGGACGGTCATCGGTCGGACCGACCCACTTGAGGGCGATACCGCTCGCGGCCGCTTCGTCGACGATGCGCTGGCACTCGTCCTTGTCGTACTCGGTGACGCCCTCGGCGAGCAGCTCGGCGCGGATCTTCGCTGCTTCCTTCCGGAATGCGCGTTCGGTCTTCTCCTGCTTGAGCACGAACTCGAAGTTCCTCGTGCCGATGTAGTTGGCGATCCGCTCGTACGCTTCCTTGTCGTCGGCGAATCCCTCGAGTGCGACGGCGTCCTCGAGTGAGAGCTGCTTGTCGATGACCTTGTTGCGGACCAGCTCCGATGCGGATGCGACCTTCACCCGCTCACGGACCGTCTTCTGCGCGCGGCCGGTGGTCTCGGCGATCTCCTTGTACGGGATGTTCAAGTCCAGCAGGGACTGATACGCGTCGCCTTCCTCGATCGGATCGAGGTCCGAACGCTGGAGATTCTCGACGAGCATCGCCTCGATCTGCTTGGCTTCGGTGTCGAGATCGTCGCGGACCACACACGGCAACGTCTTGAGTCCTGCGCGCTTGGCTGCGGCGGCGCGGCGGTGCCCGGTGATCAGGGTGTAGGTGCCGGCCTTCTTGCCCGGTGCAACGACGAGCGGCTGCAGAACGCCCTGCGCTTTGATCGAGTCCGTCAGCTCGACGAGGCCACCGACGCTGCGGCGCACATTCTTCGCGTGCGGCTTCACAGCCGTCAGGGTCAGCTGCTCGAAACGGGGCGCTGCGGTATCGGTGTCAGATGTGTTGGTGGTCATCGGAATCGTCTCCTCGACGGTCGAGTGGATGGGCGGGAGAAAGCGGAACGCAGATGCGCGGGCATCGGATTGAGCGGTCGGTTCGCCAGGCAGGTGTCGGCGTGCATCACGTAGAGCAGCTCAGAGTTCGCGAGCGCGGTGGCCAGGGCAGTGCCGCGCAGCACCTCGCCGTAGACAACTTCCTCACCGTGCTCGGTGACGAAATGCTTCCGGACAGTGCCACGCCCGGGGTCCGGGTACAGATCCAGTGGCATCGATCGACCTGTCGCCATCGAGCGGGCGAACAGGAGCTTCGCGTCGCAGCCCTTCTTGTTGCACGTCGCTGCCATCAGTCCTCCCGGCCCGGAGGCTTCGGCAGATCGCCGCCCGCGATACGCGCGACGACCGCAGCAAGTGCACCAGCGAGATCGAGAGCTGTCTTCGCATCGAGATACGGCACAACGTGAACCGTGATCTCACCGTTCTCGTTGGCGGTGATCGAGGCGAGTTCACTCTCCGACTGCCACACGATCCGCGGCCCTGCCGACAGTGTGCGAACTTCGCCGTAACCGTGGGCGTGGATCGTGCTGTGGCCGGAGTTGATTTGCAGCGGAGGAAGACTCAGCACAGCGACGTTGTATCCGAGCGCGAGGGACAGGGCGCGCTTGTCGTCCTCGTCGAGAGCGCGGTCGGAGTCAGCGAGAAGCGTTGGCGCTGCGATCGGTTCGGCGTTGTCCATCAGGGGTGCTCCTTCTCGATGCGGGTTGTACGAGATGTGTATTTCTCGGTCGTCCTGTGGGCGATCTCTTCGCAGCTGACACAGACTCCCGTCGTCAGCGAGACCGGCAGTGACTCACTGCGTCTCGCGCAGACCACACATTCGACGTAGACGGTGTGCGTCGACGGGGACGGCGTGCCGGGTTGCCTGGTGGTCACCATCGCTGCGAAGTCGATCCGGATCGGCTGGCCGTGTGGGTCGGTGTTCACGTCGGCCACCGCCCCGCACGCAGCCCGTCGAGGATCTCCGCGTGCCCGCCGGCAGCGGCTGCGAGTGTCGGGTACGACTGCGCCCACACCGGGCGCTGCTGCCCGTGCTCGTCATTGCAGCCGCGCATCGGGAGCAGTCGGGTGGTGAAGAGATCGCCGCCTGCCCAGCGGTGCCCTATCCACAGCGTGGTGACGAGGACTCGTCCGCCGTCGATGGTGGCGTAATCGTTTCCGACAGTGGAGTAGTCACGATCGCTGAGGAGTCCGGCCCACTCTTCGAGGGTGATCGGTTCACCGTCGCGATTGAACTTCTGGATCTTCGCGAAGTCGTTCGGCACGTGAGTGCGGGCGAGCTGCTCGACGACATGATTCGTCTCGGCGATCTGCTGCTCCAGCGGTGCGTCGGGAAACTTGTCGTTGACCGCCAGCCACGTCACAGGACACCGACCTGATCGAGATAGGTGAGTGCGCGCAGGATCATCCACGTTGCGACGACGGCGCCAGAGAACTTCAGGCCGAAGACGATTCGGTGCGCGGTCGAGGTGGAGTCGAGGTACTGCTTCCATCCGGACTCGGTGTCGATCGGCTTCGACTCAGATGCGTCGAACCACGCCAGATCCGGATGCGGGTCAGTTGAAATCCACAT